ACATTTCACATTTATGGTTAACTGATGACGTTAAATCAGTTGATTATAATCAGCTCGCAAAGTTCATTGTAAATACATGTCAGAAAACCAAATTAAGATATTTCTCATTTAATCCAGTAATTATATATTGTAACGAATGTAAACAAACATACATCGGAAGTTCAGATGAAGTAAATTGTAAGTTTTGTTCATCACCAAATATAACAGCTTATTCAAAAGTAACTGGATATGTAAGTGCTGTTGATCGATGGAATGTAGGTAAGAAAAATGAATTTCATAATAGAAAAAGTATATTATTTGATTAAATAAACTTAATCATCTTTTTCCTTCTTAAAATTTAATAACAATGATATCACCAGAGGTGTGTCTTTAATGAATATGCGAGATTGGCTAATGGAACCTAATTTGCGTTTTAACTTTCCATCTAAATATACTTCATTTGTAATTTATTATCCAAAATGTAATTGTGAATGTTTTTATTGTGATATGGAACAAATATTCGTTGGATGTATACCGTTTGATATATCATCATTAGAGTTATCACTACCATTCATCAACTGTTTAGTTATTAGCGGTGGTGAACCACTTTTAGCATATGATGACGTTTTACAATTTCAACAATTTGCAAAGGATAATAATTTAAAAATTTACATTTATACCAATGGGCACGATTTAAATAAAATTAAACAGTTACTTAATAATTATGAAAATACGTTTATTGTTATTGATGTTAAAGGAAATAGACCATCAATGATTGATAAAACTACTAAAACAAAACTAGGAAGAAAAATATGGAGTACATATACTAAATTAAAAAATCATGAACGTGTAATATTTAGAATTTCACAAAATGTAAATAATGAACATAATTATGAACTTATAGATATGCTTTTAAACGTCGAATTATATGAAACTATGATGTGATAAATATGCCATATATTATCGCAGATACACATATTCAAACAAATGATCAATATCATAAATTTATCGGATATGTTCATCAGTTAGCCGAAGACGATGATGTTATTCTTTTAGGTGATATATTTGATTTTACGCGCATTCCATTTTCTGATTTAGAATATTTAGTAGATGATTTAGATCGACCACATATTCATTATGTTTATGGTAATCATGATATTATAGCACCTGAATTAGGTTTTAAATGTTATGAAAATTTAAAGTTTGACGGTATTGAATTTACACATGGACATCAATTTGAAGCATTGTTAAAATCTACTGGTTTTATAACACCTGACGAGTATGCATCAACATTTGAACGTCTATGCTATAACAGAAATACTAACGGTTATGGTGCTAAATTAAGTTGGTCATTATGGAAGATATTGACAAAATTTAAACGTTCGTTACACAGTCGCGATTTAGCACAATCGCTATTTGAGCTTCTAACAAAAAAAGGAAATATTGTAATTGGGCATACACATTACGAAATGTATTCAAAAACAAGAAGAGTGTTGATATGTGATGATGCAAAATTCACAGATATTGCACCAGATAGAAACGTTCATCAATCATCAACTAGAACGTCTCAACCAATGGGGTATTTCTTACAAACGGAAACGTTTGACATGGAACAATTTAGCATTACTTCCACATCAAATATACGTTCTGCACTTAACGCCAAAAGAAATTGTTTACATAGATGATTCTAATATTACAAATATTTTTAATACACAAATTATAAAAACGAAAGATGAAATAAAATTAAATGTTTGTTTACTAAAATTTTTATTTTTTAAAGACGTTCAATGTTGGACAAATTTAATTTTTACACGAAAATGTAAAGATGCTGAATATGACTTGGCTCCACAACATACAGTATTAACCGATTCAACGTTACTAGAAATAAAATGTAATCGTAAAGATGAAATAACATTAGAAACAAAGTTTTTAAATTTGGTTAAACAAAAACCTGCTAAAATGTTAACAACATCTCATATGACAAATGAAGTTACTAAGTTATATAATTTACTTAATAATTTACAACGCGATTTATCTGAAAGAAATGAAGTGTTTGTTACATCATGGGGATTACCTATCAATGAAATAGAATTAGTACAAATTTTAGATATTTATGAGAAGGTGAAAAAAAGATGACACTGTTATCAAAATATCATCCAAAATCATTAGATGAATTACCATTATCAGATAAATTAATTAAAACGTTAAAAAAGATAACACAATTTAAAGGTGGAGTCTATATATTTTATTCACCTCCCGGTACAGGAAAATCAACAGCGTGTAATATTATAATGAAGAATGCAATTAAGGTATTAGGATCTGCAAATGTAATGCCACCAATAAACGGATCATTTGAAAATACAGTCGATATTGTTGTTGGTAAAATTCAGCCATTTGTTAGTAAGGCACCAAGACGATTAATTGTTATAGAAGAAGCGGATAAATTAACAAAAGAAATGGGTAAAGGAAAAGGTGCACAAGAAGCGTTGAAAGATTTAACAACAAGAACATTAAATAGAGTGACATGGATATTTGTCACCAATCATATCGAGGAAATTATTCAACCATTACGTGATAGAGCAACGATAATCGAATTCAAACCGGAAGAATTGAAAATGTTAGAAATATTAAAGAAAATTAATGATCAGGAAAAACTAAACTATTCTGTTAAAGAACTTCATTCAATTATTAAAACATCATATCCATCAATTAGAAACGCAATTTTAAAGTTAGAAGGTGTTGAAGTTAGACAATTCGATGAAAGTCGCTTAATGAAAGATATTCAGCGATTAATTTCAAATAAAATAAGTCCCAAAGTATTTTGTGAACAATATAAAACAACAGGATTAGCAACGATAATTAGATCACTTGTCAATATAGGTGATCAATATTTCGACGATCAACTATTTACTAAAATCTTAATTATTTCAAGTTATATTAGTGAAATTAAAGATGAACATCTTGCGTTTACGACATATGTTTATTTATTAAATCAGTTATCTAATGATGATTGGACTTTGCCTATTGATACAATATGTTCTACTACAATTTCAATAAAGGCTATATCAGCTAGATATTATCAAAAATTACAAGACTTTTCATCAAAGAAATCTAAACGTAAATAATGGTGATTATCAATGGTTTCATTTCCTTTTAAATTTGAAACGATTATACAATATCCTTTATCAATTTATGAATCGCTTAAAGATTATTTTTCATTATCGCGTAATTATCCGTTAATTCAAAAACTAAAACCGTCTACTGATAAAGACTTTAAAAATCGTTATTATGAAATGAGTTATTATATTGATAATGATCCCGCTGTTTATTCATCATTAAAGTTTATTGCATTGACAGTTTCAGATGCTTACAAACCGTTAGGTTATGATATTCAAAAAGAAGTAAGGGGCATCGTATTTAATTTGATGGCATTTGGAGATGTTATCATTTTAAAAGATAAATGGTTACAACTACCTATATATGAATTGTCGGTTGTAGATGACCAAAAGCGAATTGGTTCAAGAGCTGAAGATTTAGTAATATCAGATAATAAATATTATATACTTAATGAAATGGCATCAAAGCGAACAGTATATGAAAGCGATGATATAATCCATCTGTCGTTATTTTCACAGGGACATATGTTAAGAGATATATATAATCGATGGACTTATGGAATTTATGGAAGAGCACCAATGTTATCACTATTAAAATTATTAGCGTGGAAAAGTAAATTAATTGATGATGATATTTTAATTAAAGATAGAATGATACCAAGAGAAGTACATAAAATTAAAGTTGATTTACCAATTCAAGCATTTCCCGGCAAAACATTAGATGAAAAAGTTCAAAATTATAGAGTATTTGTAGAACAAATAATGAACGACTATCGTCAAAATATTTCAAGAATGGAACCGGGTGAACATTATGTTGTCAATGAAAGTGCATCTATCGATGTTATTGAACCAAAAATTAATTATTCAACCCCTAATGATTTAATCGATCAACTAACACAATACATTATTGGTGTATTTAACGTACCAATTTCAGCTGTATTAGGTTCATCACAATCGGCATACGCGGCGGAATTAGCGGTAGCATCTTATTATACAGTTCAAGCAAATGCAATATCTGGAATTGTTAATGAATATCTAAAACTAAAATATCCTGAAAAATCAAAACGTTTAGATAGCGTTCAAGTTATATTAGATATTTGGAAAGATAGTATATTTAAGCGTGTAGCATTACTTACTAAAACCGGAATAATTACTACTAATGAAGCGCGTGAAATGATTGGACTAGATGTTATCGAAGAAGTTGTTAATAACGTTTCGGAAAAAGTAAACGTTGAGAATATTGATGGTAGAATTGTTGCTGGTATTGAACGTGAAGGTGTAGTTAAATCGGAACCTAATACACCGTTAGCTGAAGATACTAAAAACGAAAAAGATGAATATAGAACAATGGAAACTAACATGGAAAAGAATCTTTTTAAATAATTTCATTTTTATTTTATTTAAAAATTATTTTTTGAAGGTTGAAATTATGGTAAGACAGACAGTATCGTCAGTATTTCCAAAAGGTAAAGATTTATATTTAACAATTCGAAAAGAAGATGGAAAAACGTATAATATGATTTATCAGAATTTTAAACCTTATTTTTATGCAACTAATTCAAATTTAGAACCTATTGTTGATAAATCTGAATTATTTTACGTTGAAGCTGAACATCCTGGAAAAATACATGAATTAAAATCTACTTTTCAATATGCTTATGAGGCAAACGTATTATATGATGCGCGTTTCCTTATTGATAAAGGTGAAAGTTTAATTGATCCAAGTGTACAATGGAATGTAACATGGATTGATATTGAAACTAGAATTGATGAACAACCAATTGAAGCAATAAAAAAAGGAGCAACTGAAATAACAGTTATTACAAAGATTGATTCGTTATTTAACAGGTTAGTTTGTTTTGCATGTATTGATTATGATGAATCTAAATTAAAAGAACATTTAAATCATGCATTTAATTTGGCCATTATTAAGTTAGTTATAAAACAATATATTAAACAACTGGAAGACCAACTTCAAAATGATTTAAATTTAGGATTAGAAATAGACCGCTTAAATAAGGTCTTAGATGAATTAACATCATTACAAATAAAAAACGATGATGAAATTAAAACATTTATTAAAAATACATGTAATATTTCTAATGAACAGATTGATAGTTTATTAACATCCGCTAAAGAATCATTAAAATCAATACTTAATTTACAGATCGAAATTAAAAAATATGATAACGAAAAAGAAATGTTGAAAGCGTTTGCTGAAGATTTAATTAAATATCAACCGGATGTATTAACGGGATGGAATGTACATTTCGACTATTATGTTATATATAACCGAATGAAACAATATAAAATGTTAAAACTATTGAGTCCGTCTTTCATAGGACAATATGATGGTAAATCGTACAATCCATCACCAAGAGTAGATGAAATTGAATTACAAGGTGGAAAAACAATATATAGGTATCATACACCTGGTTATTATGTTATAGATTATTTAGAAGTATATCAAAAACGAAGATTCAAGGTTGAAAAATCATATTCGTTGGATTATATAACGCGTGCATGGGATATAGAAATTCCAAAATTTAGACATGGTTATAGTAACTTAGATGATTTGTTAAAGAACGAACCAACGACATATATTTATTACAACATAATTGACGTTATTTCATTATATTTATTAGAACGTAAAACTAATTATATGGATATCACAATCAGTGTTTGTAATTTTACGAAATGTCCAATGTCATATTGTACATCACAACGTATGTTGGTAGATTGTACATTAATTGGTTGGTTAAATAGACGTCAATTAGTACGAATTACAAAAGGACAGCGACAAAATGTATCATATGAAGGTGCATATGTATATGCTGACATTGGATTTCATAAAGGATGGATAGCAGATGCGGATTTTA